CTTTATTAAGAAAAAATTGTCAAAAAATAACACCACCTAAAGGAACACAAATTAATGATAGATTAGAGGAAGAATTATTTCAATATTGTATTAATGGCCCTCAAGCACAAAAAAGAACACAAATTGCAACTGGTGCATGTTTAACTGATGAAGGCTTTCACTTCTTTAGATTCCAATCTTTTATTGATCATCTAGGAAACAGTTGGAAAATTCCAGAAGAAAAAATTGCACAGAAATTAAAAGATAGATGTAAGGTAGAATTTAATGTTTCTTTAAATGTAGAAAGTAAAACTATTAAAGTATGTAAAGTTAGACAAATAGAAATCAAACAAATTGAACACAAGGTTACAGAACGAACCAAAGATAATTATTAATGAGATATAAAGTTATAGGTCCTCCAGGAACAGGAAAAACAAGAAGACTTTTAAATGAAGTACATAAATATGTTAAAAAAGGAGTATCATTAGACCGTATAGGTTATTTTGCTTTTACTCGTAAAGCTGCAGGAGAAGCTAGAGACAGGTATCTAGCAAAAAATGAACATTTAACTAAAAAAGATATTAAACATTTTCAAACACTTCATTCATTAGCTTTTAATAAATTAGGGTTACGGGAAGAAAATGTAATGCAAGAATTAAACTATAAAGCCATAGGGGAAAGCTGTGGAATACAAATTAAATATGCTTCTTATGAAAAGAA